ATATGACGACTTACCAAGCGCAGCATTAGTAAAAACATCTTTAGAGATAAAAGTATAGTTAGACAAATCGCTATCATCTTCGTCTACTATTCTGACATAAATATCTCCCGTGTCAGCCCCCGAAACAGTACCCATACCTTTGTTTCTTCTATGAGATGTAAAATATGGTACGCCTGTGAATTTAATTGTAGTGGCTATAGTAGCGTGTAGCATCTTGCTCTTTCTAATATCTAAACCACGCACTTGAAGAGTATCTGAATTTCCACTCCACCTTAGTATCTTGCACCACTCTGCCGTAGAATTATATTTTATCGTCAGGCTTTTCCAAGTAAGAGTAATGGCACTAGCAGAGAAAGTAGACATATCTAAGTATGCAGGGTCTATTCTTGGGGTCTGCAACGCCCCGTAGTTTTTGCTGTAATCAAAGATTATGTCGTGTCCCGATAAGTCACCATTATTAAAATCCTTAACGCTAATCTCCGTTCCATCAACATACACCCAATTGGCTTTTACCTTACCATTTACTGCCGCAGCAGCAACAGCATTGTCCACCGAGGAAGAGTTTCCTCCTTTCCAATAAATATGCGCCATTTGTTTCACCCCTACTTAACGGAGTGAAGATTACCACTTAACTGCGACCCCTGCGATTTAGTGCCGCCCACTCTCGTTGCTGTGGCCTTGACTTTGAAAGCCGTACCACCCTTCTCTTCTATAGCCTCTAATGCTTCTCTTGCAGATTTTTCAAAAGAAGTCAATTGTTTGGCAAATCTAATATCTTGTTGTCCTTGCTCTTTTTCAGGTACTATAGCGTGTATAGTATCTATCAAAACTCTAAGACAATCCATACAGACTAAGAATTTTATCGCGGATTCTTTGAGAGTGTCGGTGACTGCGTTAGTAGCATCAATATACTTGCTACCGCGAGCCTTCTTATTGACTTCCGCCGTTCTGATAGTGATATACTCAGTAATGGTATTCTCATTCAGTCCTCTAGGTCTGTTGAGCAAATCCCTAATCTGATTACTTGTCACCGCCATTGAACCTCGCCTCGTAGTCTATAGGAACATCTATAACCACAGCGTTGTTTAAGGGTAATCCTCTCTTCATAACCTTTACAAGTTTAGTCCTTAGAATTTTATCGGTCATTTCAGAAGCGGGAAGCCAATACATAGCCTTCCTATCTGCTAGTAGAGCAATCGGGTGGTCAGCGTACTTACCTCCCCACCCTCTAAACAAAGATAGGTTGTACCCGCCCTCATTAGGTTTCCAATACTTTAGCCTGTGTTCCAAAGCCTTAACATCAGCACCTTCAGGAACAGGTATGCCCGCATCCTTAAGTTTCTTGACTAAGGAAGCCTTAGTAGGAGACTTTGCCGCCGCCTTTTTTGGCTTTGGCGCAGTCTTCTTAGTGGCTTTCTTAGCCGACTTCTCGGCCATTAGTTTCACCTTACGTTAATTATCTTGACAATCCTGTTGGTTTTGCCTGCGGTAAAGCCTGCCTCACCCTGATATTCGTGAATGACGCTTCCCATGTAGGAAGTTAGTAGCCAATCGAAACCAAGTCCGGGGACTCTCGTAAGTTCAGTCTCTTGGAAGCCCTCACCGTTGTAGGTAAAGAATTCAGCAGTCTCAGCACCGGGGATAAGCATTAGTCCGTCATCCTCTATTGCGCCCTGCCCTGCTGTTCCGTCACCGTAGTCGCGGGTGTAGTAGAATCTCATCGAAGCGATTCTGCTCAAGTGGTCGCCTAGTGACTCAACAACGTTTCCGTAAAGGGTCGTGTTGAGGATAGCACTTCTCTTGTCTGCGGGAAGCACTACTGCTAGAGGCTCGTTGCCCGAAACCCTTGCGTTAGCGAAGATTAAGTCCATTGCTGCTAGAAGGTCGCCTTCCTCATCTGCGCTGCCTGACCCGAAGGTGGCGGCGGTTGTGTGAGATTGGTTAGCACCGTCATAAAGACCGCTTAGGATGAAGTTGTCAATCTTGTCTGCGCGAGCGCGTACAATTGCCATCTGTTGCCTGTCAATGTTCTCCCACGACTCGCCGCGAAGTCTCACAGCGTCTAGGAAGGTGACTCTACCCTGTCCCTTCTCCAATTTGGTCGTGTAGTTAGCAGTACCGACCTTCGTTGGGTCAGTTAGTGCCACATCGTCTATTGGGTAGTCGAAAGTCCCATTGACTCCGGTGTACCACTTAAACTCTAGCCACGGTACGCTTCGCACACCAACAAGGTCGGTTGCGATTGCGATAGTGTTGCTCTGTAGTTGGATGAAGTCTCTTAGAGTCTGCTCAAGGACTGCATCGCCAACGGAGAAAGGCCCATCAGCCGCGCTCACGTTAAGAATCTGCTCTAGGGAATGGTTAGCCATTTCACGACCACCTTCCGCAAGCAACGGGTATTAAATCACCCGAAGTAAGAGCCAAGTTGCTCTCACCGAAATAGTTTCCTAAGAGTTTTCCGCTAGTGTCAAGGTTGTGGGTGCAATGCCCATCTACTGTGTCATCCACATAGATAGGTGCGCCGAAGTCTATTCCCCCCGCCACAGTCTCGCCGTACTTGATGTAGACAATTCCGCTAAGTGGGTAAACTGCAACCGTTCCCGGTGCTTCAAGTGCGCTGTCTGCATCTCTTGAAGACTCAGCAGCCGTGACTCCTACTACAAGGTCGCCCTTTGCTGTTGCGATTTCCACAAGTCCGTCTGTGTCACTCATCTTTACCAATAGTCCTTGCGAAGCAAGTCCAGCCTCGCATCCTACATTTCTTGTTTCATTTAGTGCTGCCATTTCAAATCATCTCCTTTCTTTCTTCGTATGAAGGTGCGCGCATTCGGTCAGTCTCGTCTGCGGCTAGTGTGCCGTTCCAAGCCTTTGCCCATGCGTTCCAACATCGAGCGTAAATGTCCTCATCGGACTCAACCATCTTACCGTTTAGGTAGTTGGCTACGACCCTCTTAGGGATTTCAGAAGCGACTACAGGTGCTTCCTCAGAAGTCTCACTTACAACCTCTTCCATAACCACAGGTTCGGGGGTTGGGTGGGAAGCCTCCCAAGAAGCAATTAGTCTCTCCACAGTCTCAGCCTTAAGGTCTTCGTGTCCTGTCATTCCCATTTCGGATGCCTTTTCTACAAGGGCAACCCTCTCAGCCTCGATTCGGGCCTCTTCTGCGGCCTCAAACTCAGCCACACGGGATGATGCAAGAACAAGGTCAGCCTTTAGAGCCTCTATTTCGTTCTCCATTTCTGATGTATCAATTGTCTCGTCTGTCATTGCACTCACCATTTGCTTAATTTCCGAAGAATCTGAATGAGATATAAACGTTTTCTCAGTAGCGACACTTTTCTTAACTCTTTTGACACTTTCTATATTGGCTCGCTTGTACGCAGGCTTGTGGACTATAGCCAAATGGTCGAAAGTAAAGTCCTCACCAAAGACTATTCCATCTTCGTCAGCCGAGACAGGTACGCCTGACCCGCCGATGCTAACTCCGTAATCTTCACGCGACCATAGGCCGGACTCAAGAGCGTCAAACAATTCTGTCCTTACTACGTGCGCGACATACCTAACTTCATATCCTCCGCTAGTCTTGTGGAATGTAGCCCCTTTGATGTAGCCTACTACTGCTTCGTTTACTCCGCCATCCATGTTTCTTGTAAAACCTGACCCGTGCTGAGAAGCATCGGGATGATTTAGTGTCACATCTGCGCCTTGCATTCTGTCTGCTAGAAGCCTAGCACCCTCGGCTGTGATTTCCCAATCGTTCTTGTTTTTACCTTCGTGGAATGCTATACCCCTTATTTCTATTATAGTGTCTCCTGTGGTGGCTTCTACTATAGCCTCCATTTCATCAATCTCTAAATCTAAGGTGACAGAAATCGTTCTGCACTTACCATCCCGCATCTCTTTGCCGGGTGGACAAGAATCATAGTCTGCCTTTTTCTTTTTCTTTTTCTTTTCGTCATCATCGTAATATCCTTCGACTTCAAACTCATGCCCTTCGTGCGCCTTCATGCACTCTTCTTTGGAATATCCCTTACCCATACATCTGTCCATATATTCTTTATGTGTCTCGCCATCTTTTGGTGTAGGCTCTGCGGCCTCTACCTTGTTTTTCATGCAAGAACCGTGCTTTGCGCAGGCTTTCTTGTCTTCACAAGAAGCACAGTATTCCATCTTGGCCTTTTTCTTGATAGGCACGCAGTTAGGTACTTTACGCCCACCTTTCATCTTCATGCCGTACTGCTCATAACCTGCTTGGCAAGGGTCATCTTTGTCTTTTGCTCTTACATCAGAAGCGCAGACGCACTCGCCGTCACAGTCGCATTCATCCTCACAGCCGCAGCCACACGGCTCTTCTCCGGCTTCTACTTTCTTACCGCCTCTCCATTGTCTGCAAGACCAATATCGGGCCTTCCACTTTGGGCCGGGATTATCACAGTTATGTCGGCTTCTGAAATTCTTGCGCCTTTCAGGGTCATCTCTCTTGATTTCCATGTTAGGGTCGCCAAACCTTACTAAAACTACATTGCCATTAGCGTTCTTAGTATAAACACCGAATTTTTTAGAAGCACCCTTTGTCCTAAATGGTTTGTTTAGAGTGACTTTTCTACCTTGATATTCTGCTGCTATGGCGTTTAGGTTATCATCTACCATATGTTCGTTCCAATTTTCATAGGCTATCGCCTCGCCTCCGCAACCGCATCCGCACGACATGAGTTTTTGACAGCGAGACTGTTTTATTAATGCTTCTTACGTCTTCTATAAGACCTATTAGCAAACCAAAGTGAAAAACCCCAATTGATAACACCTATAAGAATAATCATTAGCGCGACTACGCTATCTTCGCCCATAGTTTATCCGCTAACTCCCCATCGTAGTATAACAAGAAATTAACAGCAGCAGCATCATCTACCTTGTCTGCCACATCGTAGAAGTCAAGATACTTGTAGTCCCACTCCATGTGGTAAGTAGTGAAGTTATCCTCTACTTGTTGCCCTACGGTATTATTGTCAGAGTCTAGCAATTCTATTTGCATCATAAAGGTAATGTTGGCTTGACAGGAGAAATCAACATCAAACTCGTTGTAGACTGATGTGTTATTGTCTTCCCAATAGGATATAGCATCATATATGTAAGCATAACAATCATCGGTAATTTCTTCTTCCTCTTGTGGGTACTCGCAAGAGCCGTCTTCGTGTGTAGCGGTTTCGTTATAGTTAGTAGCAGCAGGGTCGGTGCATCCGTATATCGCACTCTCTTCTTCGCTGTGGTCGTACTCAAAATCTATAACCATTGAAGTAAATAGAGATATAGTACCGTTTTCTACAAATAGATTGACTCTATGCGTTCCCTCTTCTATGTCCTCAAAGAGAAACAAACCCGTATCTGCATTACGGAAGGGCGCACTCTCTTGAGAATACACATCCCCCATGAATGTTGCGTTATAATAAACGGTGTGTACCTTGTTGCACCATGCGTTATCTAAAATATCTACTGTGATATACAAATCACCATCAACAATATAGTGTTCTGAGGCTACCAACCAATCTTCTTCGCACGCGGGCGCATAAGGATTTAGGTCAGGGTCATCTTCAACAGCGTCTACAAGCGTATCTACAGCAAATTGAATAAACCCTACTTCGTTTAATCCGGCTAATAGCATCGCTATTACTGACCCAATAGTAATCATAAGGGTTCGCAATTCTTGAAAACGTGCGTTTAACTCCTGTATGATATTCTGTTCCTCGTCACCACTCATGTACCGCGTATAGGGTTGAGTGTCCTATCAATCTTGCGAAGGTCTGCCTTCTTGACTGTTTTCGGCAGGTAGGTCGCCCGTTTGTGCAGGTACGGGGTTCAGGTCTTTTCTGCTTTCTCCCTCAGTTTTGTCCTTAGCGGCAGGCATTCCCAATTCTTCTAATGCTTGGTTTAGTGTCAAGATGCCGCTATCCCAACCCATACTGACTCTTTGCATCACGTTTAGTGGTGTTTCGCTATCCATAGCGTCAAACTTGATAGTAGGTAGGTCTTGCTTCCTGTGTTCTATACCTAGCAATTCTAAATGCTTGGAGAACATGATAGCGCACGCTTGTTCCATAATTTTGTGCATCCTACTGATTGCCTGCACAGCCCACAGGTTGGCGTTGTATGTGGCAGCGAAAGTGCTGCCTCTCTCCTGTCCGGCTGCTACTCTTGGCACTTGTAGCACAGCAGCAATGTCAGCGTTAATAGCATCAAGGAAGTCGTGACTGCTTGGAATTGCATTTTCTAAATCTACGTGGTGTATCTCCACATAGTGAGGCAAGACAGGTACTTGGTCGCCTCTTAGCCCTTCAAACAGAGCGATAACGTCATTCATTATTGTGTTGAGTCTGTCGTATTGCTCGGCAGGGTCTTGGATATGCTCAATCGCAGACTTGTCAATAGTAATGTATTGCTTAGTCATGCTGTCCTCAAGCGATACACGGTTGTTTAGAGAATTATACTTCATGCGTATGGCTTGCTTTAGTGCTGAGAATCGAGAAGCACCCCATATACCGTATGTGCTTCTGCCCTTATTGTCTACAAACCAATTGCTTCTATAGTCTACTCTAAAATGAAGCACTTCGTCAGAGGCAATAACCTTCTCATAATTAGAAGCCTCGCGTAGTATGTAATAGACGGGCTTGATAATTGGATTCTCCTTAGATGCTACGAAGTACGAACCCGGCCCGCCTCTTTCATCTACAATGTTTACCTGCGCTACAGGAAGACTTTGTAGGGCTGTGACTCCCACGCCCGCCTTTCCTACTACCTTGTTTATGTCATTACCGTAAACCATTAGGTTTCTCATTGCAGTAATTAGAATGTCATCGAAGTCTAGTGTGTCTTCTACTAATTCCTTGACAGCATTTCTTATGCGTGCATTCTTACCTGTCTCATAATTAATCTCGTAATTATTGGCTGTAAGACTAACAGCACGTACCGCACCGTTTAGTTCGGGGTCAAGTTTGAGCATAAGGTCATACATATCAAACTCATTGTCATAATTGCTGTCTTTGTTCAGTTTTTCCGTGTCTCTAACCACATCAGGGATGCCTGCGGCTACTTTGAAGGTCTTGTTGGTCGCAATATGCTTTGCTTCTACCTTTTCTTCTTTTCTTCCTAGCAATCTGTCCACTATGCTACGCTCTGCCATGTCTTTTGAAGTAAATAAGTGTGCTTTAATCATTCGCTTTCATTCTTTTTGCTTTTTTTGGGCTTTTCAGAAGAAATAAACCGTGATACTGCCCTATTTTTGCCTTTTTTTTCAATTTTTTCATAGAGGGTTGAGAGGGGTAAGAGAAAGGCCACCTTAAACAAGCCATTGAAGAAATTGAAGTAATTTCAAAACCGTGATACTGCAAGCCTGTTATTTCTTCCTGAAATTACAAAATGTATAAAAGAATTGCGAAAAGCGAATGATTAAAAGGCAGATGCGCACACGGCTGTTCATGGGGCGAGGCAAACCTGCTGTCACCACCTACACAGGCGGAGAGAAACTAATTGAGAAAGTCGTGAATGAAAACTCATTTCCGAACATTAAAGAATGTGCAGTATACCTGCATAAGATAGAGCCAAGAAGGTCTATAGACGGGTGGCGGTCTAAGATTTACAGGTTTCAGGGTGGAACAGGTAGAGACTTAGTAAAGGAGTGGGCAAGTAAGTCAATAGAAGACGATACATCTTCTTACAGGGCCGTATACTACGATGAACATACAGATTCCTACATCAGCGTAGCACCCGACACTAAAATGCTTGTAGTTATTGACGGTGACACGCACAGGGCTATGAAGAAAGCCTATTCTTCTGATGGCTCTAATCTAAGCCTAGACCAAATGAGCAGAGAGTTTGGCTACCCTTCGTCTTTCATTGCTAAATACATGAAGGCAAACGGGTGGAGTCATAACATGGACATATACACCAACGAAGAGGTCTTGAGCAAGACCGTTGAGCAGTTAGTGGATGAAACGGTGGCATCCAAGCGCAACCAAGTTATGGAGAAGGCTACTAAATCGTATTGGAAGAGCATAGAAAGGGATGCAGACAAATACAAACTACTACAGGAGACTGTGTTAGGCGAATTCAAAGAATTGCTACAGGACAAGGCGAAGCCTGCCAAGCCTATCAAGTTAGACAAGGCAGTTAGAGACTACGCCGTGGTTCTTTCCCCTACTGACCTACACTACGGTAAGCACGGTTGGAAAGACGAAGTGGGTGAAGAATATGACTTGGAGATAGCACGCGAAAGACTTCTGTTGGGTACTCAAGACCTGATTAACAGGCTTCCCGATGCACCTGAAAAGATAGTAGTAGCCACGGGGTCTGATTGGTTTCACGTTGATAACGAATTAGGTCAGACTACGAAGGGTACGCCACAAGACATGGCTGCTTCTCCGGCACGCATACTTATGGATGGGTGTAAACTCGCAAGAGAACACATAGACCTTTTGAGGGGCGTTGCGCCTGTAGAAGTAATATTCATGCGTGGTAATCACGATAGGCACAGCGCGCTATTCCTCATGCTGTATCTCGATGCGGCTTACGAAGACTGTGATGATGTGACCGTCATTGCTGACCCCAAACTACGTCAGTATATGACATACGGCAACAACCTTTTAGGTTTTACTCACGGTGATGGTGTTAGAGGCGTTGATTTGCCTTCGGTCATGGCTACAGAAATGAGAAAGGAATGGGGCGAGACTGAAACCCACCTGTGGTTTCACGGACACTTACACCACGAAAAGATGACCGAGACAGGCGGTACTCAGATATTCCAATTGCCAAGTTTGGCAGGCCACGACAGATGGCACTACAGAAAGGGCTACACGCAGGCACGCGCAGGTATTAAAGCGCACCTAGTAGACAAGGAGTTAGGAGTCGTAGGCAGTCTATTTTCTCCGGTGATGCACGAATGAGTATAGAGTGGGTTTCCGCAGAATGTGATGCGTGCGGTTGGGTAGCGAAGAGAATGATGAAGGAGAAGGCTAAAGGTGGCACTTGTCCTTACTGTAAAGCGATAGGGAAACTGAGGCCGAGATAATGGAATGGCAGATGGGTATTATAGTTTACATTATAGGCTTTCTAATTTTGTGGAAAACATCGGGTAGATAATATGAAATTTAACACAGACTTTGCTATGGCACGTTCCCGTAATGATGTGGAATACTTCTATAAGTGGCTCGGCTATACGTGGGGCGACCACATTGGCGAATGGATGAAGATGTACGGTGAGCGTGGAGATGTGCAAGTCCACAGGGTTTGTGTCATCGCACCGCGTGACCACAGTAAGTCTACTACTTTAAGGGTTAAACTACTTCATTGCGCGTTGTTTGAGAAGTGGCGAGACAAGCCCTTTACCTGTTGGCTTTTCTCTGCAAGCAAAGACTTGGCTATACGCAGGCTTGAAGAAATAAGGGAAGATATGAAAAGACACCCCCAACTTAGTAAATACTTAGACACACGTAGGGGGAACAAACTTGAATTACGCTTTACTAATGGCGCGTGGATTAGGGCGACTTCTGTTGGTTCTGCTATACGTGGTGAGCATCCCGCTTGTATTGCTTTTGATGACGTTCTTGATGATTCAGGCGACCAAAATTACGACACTATAAGAGAGTGGTTTAGGAAGAAGGTGACTCCTATGCTGAGTCCCGGCACTTCTATCTATTGTGTAGGTACGCCTCTGTCTATGACTGACCTGTACCACACGGAGATGTTAGACAACGACACTTGGAAAAGTGGAACGTGGTCTGCTGTTATCAATTGGGATGAATACAAGGCTGACCCCGATAATGTAAAGGCTAAAGAATTATGGCC